ATGGATAAAATTTCTCCAAAATATCAAATGGAAATTGTACAAAATATCAATGATAGGTTGTATGAATTATTTAAATCGTATGACGATGTTGAGGCCTATGTTGAAAAATGGCGCGAAGTCTATGATGAATTTGGTAATGCAAATTTCTACATTCAGTACAAAAATAATGAACATAAGAAAATTGATTTAAAAAAAACTCTTCATCTAGTAGATGGCGAAACATTATTGAAAATGGCTATTGATTTGGGTATCGAAACGCCTGATTTTATACCTTCCATTCCGACTTTCAAGAATGAGCTAAAATCATCTTATGCAACTGCAGCTCAAACATTCGAAAAAGCCTACCGTAATGTAGAAAAAGATCCCAACCTAGCCATTGGTTTGGCAAATTCAGCATTAGAAAGTATTCTTAAGGAGATATTAAAAGACGAAAGGTTAGATGTTCAGTATAATGGTAGAGATACTTTGTCAAAGTTAATAAAAAATATATGTAAAGCTTTTCGTTATGATACAGAGAATTCATTACCTAATGAAGTTCAGAGAATAGCCCAATCCCTAATTGGGTGTAGTAATGCTATTGAAGATCTTCGTAGCACAAAAACAGAAATGCATGGTAAGACACAAGATGATTTCATTATTAAAGATCCTATGTGTGCATCCTTTATCGTTAATGCGGTATCTACTGTGGGATTATTTCTGTTAAACTATTATAAAGCAAAGTATCCTCCTATGGATAATAATTTGCCATCAACATTTACCTCTGATGATTTACCATTTTAACAAATAAGCATAGTAATGGAATTGAAAAAATATAAATTGGGAGAAATCCTTGATGTTACAAGGGGAGCAAGTCTCAGTGGCGAATATTATGCCACTGAAGGTGATTATATTCGTCTGACTTGTGGCAACTTTGATTACCAAAATAACTGTTTCAAGGAGAATACATCTAAAGACAATCTTTATTACATTGGAGAGTTCAGATCGGAATTTCTCATGAAAAAGGGAGATATTATTACCCCTTTGACTGAACAGGCAATTGGCTTACTTGGTTCTACTGCGATTATTCCCGAAAGCGGTAAATATATACAAAGCCAAGATATCGCAAAAATTGTTTGTAAAGAGGATTTGTTGGATAAAGATTTTGCTTTTTATCTAATATCCTCTACAATTGTGAAGCAACAGCTAAGTGCTGCCGCTCAACAAACCAAAATACGTCATACTTCTCCTGATAAAATCAAAGATTGCATAGTATGGATCCCAAAATTGACGGAGCAGAAGTGCATAGGCAAATTGCTCCGTACTCTTGATTCTAAAATCGAACTCAATCGCGCGATAAATCAGAATTTAGAGGCGATGGCAAAGCAACTCTACGATTACTGGTTTGTGCAGTTTGATTTTCCAAATGCAGAGGGGAAGCCGTATAAGTCAAGTGGTGGTAAGATGGTTTGGAATGAGAAGTTGAAACGAGAGATTCCGAAAGGATGGGATACTGCTTTTGTAAAAGACGTTGCTACTACATATTCAGGAGGTACACCAAAGTCAACAAATGCAGAATATTATGATAATGGTAAAATTCCTTGGATAAACAGCGGAGAACTGAATAGTTCTATAATTACTAAAACGATTAATTACATTACAGAAAGCGGATTAAATAATTCAAGTGCAAAGTTATATCCATGTAATAGTATATTAGTTGCAATGTATGGTGCGACAGCAGGTAAAGTTAGTTTGCTTACATTTGAGGCTTGTTCTAATCAAGCTGTTTGTGGTGTAATGCCAATAATAGATGAAATGTTATTCTATGTATATTTTCATATATCATCCCTATACAACCATTTCATTACGCTTAGCACAGGTTCGGCAAGAGACAATATATCTCAAGATACAATTAAAAATATCTTACTACCCTTACCAACTAATAAAATCGCAAAAGAGTTTAATAAACAAATCAGATGCTTATATCAAATGATGATAAACAATTGCCAAGAAATAGATATTCTTACTAAGCAACGTGACGAACTTCTACCGCTCCTGATGAATGGTCAGGTAAGGGGGGAAAAACGAAACGTGTCAATATGTGGTCGGCTTGAAAATGACTGATTGCTTTGGTTGTCAAAGCGTTATGATGAAGTAGGGGAGAGTGACTTGGAAAAACGAAACGTTTACATCGCTTTACATTGGGCTTACATTTTAGCCTCGTTTGAACGCCGTTCAAATGGATTGCTTTACATTGAAGGTAGGATAGGGGAGATTTCGGGTTTGTTCACCGGTTATTCTCCATGAACCTTTCCAGATCAGCTCTCATATACAAAGATAGTCAAACGGATCGGTTTATGCAAGTGGAGTGGGGGAATGCCTGACGCGCTTCCCTTTTTTATTTTATCCAAATTATTCCATATAGATAATATTTGGTATATTTGTAGTCAAATAAATGCTATATAATTATGACTAAAGTTATCCATGTGCATCTGATTTATGAAAAGAAAAACCTCTATTTCGGTAGTATTTCTGCCATATTCGAAAATCTGACGGAGAAGCAGGTCGGTATCACCAAAAGTAGCCTGTTGCATGCCGGTTTGACCGATGGAGCTGTAAAATACACGAAACGTGCAATGATTATCCAGTCTCACTTGATAAAGACTACCAGAAAGGACTGAAACAGCCTTAGAACGTCTATAAAGCCGCTTTTTGCGGCTTTTTTTGTATTCGTGTCGGAATAGTACATCAATGAAAGGATGCTACTTATTTGAACGGTTTGAACAGTCGGAAAATTGAAAGGGTTTACACTTGGGTTTACAAGTTGGGTTTACATTTTCTTTGTTGCAAAAACGAAACGCTTCGATAGGGTTTACACTTGGGTTTACATTTTTGGATTATTTTTTTGTGATTTGTCTATATGTGTGATATTAATATGTGGTTGTTTTGTTTGTTTTTAAATTATTTCAGGGGGTAAATAATACATAAATAATAATTATTTACTCCCCTATATTTTAATTTATTGCTTTAAAAACCAATACTTTACTATTTTTTGCCCCCTTTGCCCCATAAAACTCGTTTTATCCGGCACCTGCAAGTGTTGAACTCTCCGCACCTGAAACACGCCCCACGCTTTCCTGTTTGAGTTGCATGATCGTTTGCTTGAGTATTCCTATTTCTTCCGCCTGTTGGGCTATTTTCTCTATAAAAAATGAAGTTTCAGATACTGAATTATTGGAATTGTTTGTTTTAGGAGTAACAAATATATCCCCCTCCCCCATTATTATCCATTCTATATTAATATTTGGGTATGATAATTTCAGACGGCGAAGAAGTTCTATTGATAGTTTCTTTCTTCCGCTTTTTATATCACTGATACCTGCTTTATTTGTTCCTAAAGTATTAGCAGCTTGGACATAATCTGTTATTATCCCTTTCTCCTTTAATCCATCAAGAACTTGTATAAATCTGAAATTCTCATCCATAATCTTAATAAAGTATGAAAAATTACGCTATTTTATTTTGTAGTATGAAATTCTCATACTATATTTGCCACGTGTTCAAAGTGTGAACACCGCCCCAAAGCTACAAAAAAGGCTTGAGGTGACAATGAGAAATATAAAAAGAAGAAAATGGAAGCAAAATTTAAAAAGGGACAAAGTGTGAGAATCACCAAGAGGAACGGTGAAGTCATTGATGGTGTAATCCGCGACTGGGACTATAACATTTGTACTTTTGGTCGTGAATATAATGTCGATTATATGAAAGATGGCCAGGTCTGGACTGTGATATGTGTTTCGGAGGATGCCATACAAGAACTCCGATAGACTTCCGGGGCGGTTAGTTCAGTTGGTAGAACACGCCAGACTCCCGCAAGGGAGAGGCCATGGTCCGCGGTTCGAGTCCGCGACCGCCCGCTACAATAATTTAACTTATCAGCGAATTATGAAAGAGAGAATAGTTGTAGAATACAGTGAGGTGGGTAAGATAGCCGGTTTACTGGGGTGTTCCCGGGAAATGGTCTCCCACTCCCTTGCGTTTCGCAAGAACAGTAAGTTGGCCCGTTCCATCCGCAAGCTCGCCATCGAGCGCGGTGGAACGAAGGTAGGTGGTAACCCTCAAAAGAAGGACGGCGATGAAAAATGAGTTGATAGCATTGTTCGGTGACCAGCTGCGCAAGTTCACCGGTCTGAGTCGGAAGCAGCGCCTTTGTGTGCTTTACTTCTGCATGAGTTTTGGGGCTTTACTTTCTGTCTTCTTCATTCATCCGCTACCGGAACTTTTCATTGTGTTGAACTTTGGAAATTCCGTACGATTGCTGAAGAAGCATGTCCCTTTGAATGATTTGGAGGACTGATAACAGAACGGAAAATGGAATACTATAATAATATACTGTGTGTAACCTGTGAAGAGCTTACTTCAGGAGATAATCCGGTGATGAAGTATATAACTTTATACCAGAATGTCCGTCGCGGTAACATCGAAAGTATCAACCGTGGCGGTGGCGAGGGCAATGTAGCCCTGTATTCCTATTCCTCCCTTCCCGAGAAATACAAGAAACGTTGGGTTGAGCGCCATGGCGAGCCCGAGAAACAGATGCGAGAAGAAATGATCCGTAACATAGTGAAGAAAGACGAGAAGGCCGAGAACTTTTTCGAGGATTACCGTTACGACAAGAACGGTGAGATGGTCGCTCTTCCCGAGGATGTGAAGAAGGAATACACCTGGAATGCTTCGGTGCTGAACGCGCTGATGGAAGAGTTCAAACGCTTGAGTTCATCCAATAACAAGCTGACCGGTTTCCGCCGTAACCTTTGGGAGCTTCTGCTTGTCACGAGTGAGGAATGGCGTCCGGTGTACGGGCACAGCCTTCCGGGCAGTGTGGGGCGTTTGAAAGCCTTGATAAACAAGTTCCGTCCTGATAACTACGGTGTGCTTGTGAGTGGTAAATACGGCAACAGCAACACGCTGAAGATCGAGGAGGACGGCGGGTGTTACCTTGTTGCATTGAAACGCAGCCGCGTTCCGGTTTATACTGATATGGAGATCTTCGAGGAGTACAACCGTGTCGCTCCGGAACGTGGCTGGAAGCCCCTGAAGAGTCCCCGCAGCCTCCGCGAATGGTTCAACAGCCCGCGTGTCGAACCTCTGTGGTACGATGCCGTTTATGGGGAAATGAAGGCGCACCAGCGTTATGACCGCAAACACCGCACCATCCTTCCGGGCCGCCGTGACAGCCTCTGGTATGGCGACGGTACGAAGCTGAACCTCTACTATCGTGATGAGAACGGGAACAAGTGCACTACAAGCGTGTACGAGGTGGTGGATGCCTATAGTGAAGTCCTGCTCGGTTATTACATCAGCGACAACGAGGACTATATCGCCCAGTACCATGCTTTCCGCATGGCTATCCAGACGAGCCGGCACAAACCCTACGAGATCGTGTGCGACAACCAGGGCGGTCATAAGAAGAACGCGGCGCTGGGCCTTTTCTCGAAGATCAGCCGTATCCACCGCCCGACAGCTCCGTATAATGGCGAGTCCAAAACGATTGAGAACATTTTCTACCGCTTCCAGAGCCAGGTATTGAAGAAACGTTTCGGTTTCACCGGGCAGAATATTACGGCAAAGAGAGATACAAGCCGTCCGAATTTGGAATTCATCAACGCGAACATCGACTCCCTCCCCACACTGGAGGAGCTGAAGCAACAGTATGCCGCCGCCCGTGAACAGTGGAATTCAATGAAACACCCTGCCACCGGCATCTCCCGGATTGAGATGTACAATACCAGTGTGAACGAGGCTACCGATGCGGTAAGTGTGTCGGATATGGTGGAGATGTTCTGGTACACGACCGATAAACCGTCGCTGTTCACCGCCAGCGGTATCGAGATCACGGTACAGGGAAAGAAATACCCTTACGAGGTTTTCTCCGCCCCCGGTGAGCCTGATCTGGAATGGCGCCGACGTAACACCTACAAAAAGTTCTATGTCCAGTACGATCCTTATGACATGAGCAGCGTACGTCTGCTGTACAAGGATAAGGGCGGAGCGATGCGCTTTGAGTGTGTGGCTTCGTTCCCGCTGATGATCCACCGTGCCCAGCAGGAGCAGACGGAAGCCGAGAAACGTTTCATCCGCGCCCAGCAGGAGGCCGTCATCAACGAGCGTATAAACCGCCAGGTCGTTGCCAAGGATATCGAGTACGAACATGGTGTCGCACCGGAACAGAACGGTCTGCGTACCCCTGACTTGAAAGGGCTCGGAAAGGAGGCGCAACGCCAGATTGACCGTCGCACAAGAAAATACAGCCAGCCGCCCCGTCCTTCCATCGGCCGAGACATGAAAGTCATCAGCAACGTGACATGGGACAGCTTTGAGAAGAAGGAAGTGAGCATCCGCAAGGTGGTCGGGAAATTATAAGGAACAGATTTATAACAAGATAAAAAATATTGATTATGGAAATTACAATGAAAGAAAAGGACGCCATCAGTGAGAGCCTCCGGGCTTACGTGGCGAAATACCCGAGCCAGACGAAGGCTGCTGGCAGCCTGAAGGGGGTTAGTGTAGGTACTGTTAGCAATATCCTGAACGGCCGTTATGAGAATATCAGCGACGAGATGTTCCGTAATGTCGCCTCGCAGGTCGGTGGTGTAAGCGCTACCGGCTGGCAGATCGTGGAGACCGGTGCTTACCAGGAGATCACGGCTGTACTCTCCGACGCGCAACGCTGGCGCAATGTTACCTGGGTGACTGGCGAGGCCGGTTGTGGCAAGAGTACCACCGCCCGTGTTTACCTCCAGGAGCATAAGGAGGTTTTCTATATCCTCTGCTCTGAGGACATGAAGAAAGGTGACTTTGTTCGCGAGATTGCCCGCACGGTCGGGATCCGGACTGAAGGGTATAATATCCGTGAGGTGTGGGGGCTTATATTAGATGACATCATCCAGATGGACGCGCCCCTGCTGGTGTTCGACGAGGCGGATAAACTGACCGAACCGGTGTTCCACTATTTCATCAGCCTGTACAACAAATTGGAGGAGAAATGCGGCGTCGTGTTTTTGAGTACCGATTATATTGCCAAGCGCATCAGCAATGGTTTGCGGTACCAGAAGCCCGGCTACAAGGAGTTCTACAGCCGTATCGGACGGAAATTTTATGAGTTGGAGCCTACGGATGTGAACGACGTGTTTGCGATCTGTTCCGCCAACGGTGTGACTGACAAGAAAGACATCGATAAGGTGATAAAGGAGGCTTCGACATGTGACTTTGATTTGCGGCGTGTGAGGAAGTCCATTCACAAGGTGAAACGCATGACGGGGGAATGACCCCCGTTCAAATACCGTTCAAACGTAATTTTAAGGATATGGAAAACAAATTTGAATACTTAAAGATCGACGGTCGCGGGCAGCTTCCCGCTCCCTGGAGCGATTACCCAGTCTTGAGGGAATACGAGACGGTGACCGTTTACCGGAATGGTCGCGACTACCTGGACGCCCTTGTGGGACAGCAGGACGGCTGGTGGGTTGTCGGCGTTCACATGGAGGTGGGCGGTTCCGGCGGTGGTTTCAACCCGGGACGTAAATGGGGACAGTTTGCCACCCGTGAGAATGCCCTTTTGTGGGCACTCGGCAGGATGCTCTGCCACGAGAAACTGCGGGGTGCCGCACGGCAGGCCGTACTTGACCGAATTGACAATATCCGGCAATTAAAATTGTTCTGACCATGGAAGAAGAGAAAAAAAATAATAAAAAGACCGGCATGAGACGTGCCTTGAATGTCAGGGACATTCTGAACAAGAAGTATGACGTGTTTCCTTTCGAGGGGAAATGGAAGGACGCCTTCGACACTCCGGAGATCCGGGGCTGCTGGTTCGTGTGGGGGAATAGCGGTAACGGAAAGACTTCCTTTGTGATGCAGCTCTGCAAGGAACTTTGCAAGTATGACCGTGTGGCGTTCAATTCCCTGGAGGAAGGAACCTCTCTGACTGTCCAGAACAACCTGCGGCGCTTTGGTATGGCCGAGGTGAGCCGCCACCTCGCGTTCATCAAGGAGGACATCCCCACCTTGAAGATCAGGCTCCGGCGTCATAAGAGTTTCAATATCGTAGTCATTGACAGCTTCCAATATACCCAGATGACGTACCGTGACTATATCCAGCTGAAGGAGGAGTTTCCGGACAAGCTGTTTGTTTTCATCAGCCATGCCCGCGGCAAGAATCCTAAAGGTGATGCGGCCACGAGCGTGATGTATGATGCCGACCTGAAGATATGGGTGGAGGGCTACGTCGCCTTCAGTAAGGGACGTTATCAGGGGGCCACTGGTGAATACACAATCTGGGAGAAGGGCGCCTATGACTATTGGAATGTGGCGGGACCGAAACAGAAAGGAGGCCAGGCATGAGCAGGATAAAGAAACAGCTGGAGATTTGTCCTCCCGCCTATATGTGTAAGGGGCCTAACCGTGAGAACTTCGTCAGTACCGGTCACAAGTGCGGTTACTGCAAGGGCAACGGCTGGTTCTGGGGAACGGAAGAGGGCAGCCGCGAGGACGTGCAGGTGCCCTGCCCGGTGTGTGGCGGTAGCGGTGAGCTGGATGCGATTATAACAGTGGACTGGAAACCTTCAAACAAGTGAGCCATGAGAAAGGAATATTACAACTACGTTGTGAAGCTGCCCGTTCTGCTTCATGAACTGTTCCGCGGGAAAGTTGCCGACTATCATTTTTCCGACATGACGGTAGTGATGAACCACCTGGTAAAGTCCTATATCCGCATGATGGACGGTGGCAGGGTTTCTACTGCCACCCGGCGTATCCTTCTCTGCATGGACCGTATTCCGGACATGTCGTTCTTCTTCCGCCGCCAGGAGAAGGCGGTGCTGTTCTTCGAGATGGATCCGGCCGTTGCCGACAGCCTACAGCGTGCCATCGTTTCCGGGGGCTGGGGCAACCGCCAGCGTCTTGCCGTCCGCCTGGTATGCGCCTTCTGCTGCGGTGCCGGTGTGACGTTGAACAACCTTTCGATGGAGCTTGCCGCCGGAGAGGTGTTCCGCTGTCCGGAAGGTTATCTCATACATACCTACGTGAGCAACTACCAGTACGTGTTCCTGAAGGAGACGGCCGCCGCCCAGCGCATGAGCGTGGAGGGTATGCTGACGGCTGCCGCCGAGCTGCTGGTGGGGACGGATGACGACGGTGCCGGTTATCATATCCCGGAGAACCTTGGCCGTATCGCTGACAGCGTGCTCGGGATAAAGGGCAGCACGCTGAAGGACTTCCGTCGGCAGTGTCTGGTGAGTATCCGCACGAACACCATCGGTCCGGACCGTATCGCCGCCTTCATGGAGAGGCATGGCATCTCCTCCGCCCGTGAGTTCCTGCGCCGTGTGGTCCTCTTCTTTCTGGAGGCACGGTACCTCATTTACCGCAAAGAAATAGAACTCGGGGAGAACGACCTGTCGGAGGAGGACGAGCCGGACTGGGAGGAGACGATGTACCGGCAGTACGAGAAAAAGGATTTTGCGATTTCGATATATAATTATTAACCATTAAAATTTAACTGAAATGATTACAGAAAAACAGAAAGAGGCAGTAAAGGAACTCTGCCAATACGTGGATAACTTTTGTAAGGAAAATAATCTTAGTGCCTTTATGAGCGTTGCGGCAAGTGAGGACCAACCGGACGGGCTTGAGCAGATAGCCGGCTCAATCATTACCGGCAAGCCTGAACATATTGTCGGCTCTATTTCCGGGGTTGTCAAAGCGAATAAGAATGTCTATATGCTGCTTTCCGTGGGGCTTATGCAGGCCTATACGAGAAAGGCTGACATTAATACTATTCCGTTCGGTGAAAATTTGAATATGAACTGATGAATGACTATAAATGAACACGAGTGAGAACCTGCACCAGCTCGGCCTTCCGATAGAGAGGTTGAGCAGCGTCCTTCTGAACTGGACGTGTTTTGAGCCGCGTCGTCAGATGCTAATCAGTGCCTCCACAAAGACGGAGGGCTGGGCGATTGTCGAGACGCGGGATTCGCAACTGGCCGCCGCCATCCTGAGGGATGTCCCGGAGGCACGTTTGAGAGAACTTGAGAAACCTGTAGTTACAATAGCGTTATGAGTAATATATTCAAAAAATTCGAAGGTCTGAAAGTTCGTGTTCAGATCACGAACAGTATCGGGCTTCCGGTTGACCGCCAAGGTTACGTGGAGGTTGAGGAGAATTGGGCTTATCTTTACGAGAAAGGCCAGAAGGGAAACAGATATATTTTAGCAATCAACACCAACAGGAACAGCGTGGTGTCGGTTGAAGTGATTAATTTGTAAGAATAAAGTATGGAATATAAACACTATAAAATAACAATTAAAGAGGCTGGATTGGAAAAGCCAATTGAAACTGAATATCATGGAATTATCGACAATAAAGGGCTTATTGCTTACTATGGATTGAATAATTCTGATGTAGAATGGTATGAAATAGATGAAATTGTCGAATGAATCAAAACAAGTATAGTAATGAGCATATTTGAACTTTTTACCCGATATAAGTGCACAAAAGATGAAAAAGAACGCCTTCTTGATTACTTATGTGCTATTAGGATAAAGAGAATCATAAAAGAAATTGATAGTCTCCATAAAAGAACGACATAACCATGCAGATAGACATCAACACCCGTAAACAGCTAAACAAGCCCGAGAATTATTCGGCGTTTTACAGCCTTTTGAACCGCCTTCCGACATCGGATCGTGACGCACTGAAGGAAAGCATCGTTTCCCAGTACACGGACGGCCGCACCACGAGCCTGCGCGAGATGACGCTGAAGGAATACAGCGCTGCCGTGGCCGGGATACGCAAGCTGGTGCCGCCCACTTACCGTGAGGAGCTCCGGAAGATTCTCCGTCAGAAGCGTTCGGCGGTGCTTCACCAGATGCAGCTGCTGGGCATTGATACGGCCGACTGGGACCGGGTGAACGCCTTCTGCCGGGACAGCCGTATCACTGGCATGGAGTTCCGTGAACTTGACTGCGAGGCGCTGGATGCGTTGCAGGTGAAGCTGCGCGCCATTCGCCGCAAACGTGAGAATAAACAACAGTAACAACCATTTAATTTTTTAGTTATGGACTTGAAAGAACAATTAAAAAGCCTGTCCGCCCAGGACAGAAAGGAGCTTTTGAAACAGCTCCAGCAGGAAGAGAAGGAAAACAAGCGCAACCGTCGCGATGCCTACGAAGGGCTTCGTGCGCAGTTCATGCTTGAAGTGAAGAACAAGCTGTTTCCAGTTGTGGATGACGTGAAAGCCTTCCGTGACTGGGTGGAGAAGGAAGCCGCCTCTTTCCGCGACCTGATGCGTGACTATGGCCAGCTCCGCAAGGATGACCAGGCGAGTTTCACCATCGTGGACGGTGACATGAAGCTGGAAGTGAGGAGTAACAAGGTGAAGAGTTTCGACGAGCGTGCCAATCTCGCCGCCGAGCGTCTGGTGGATTACCTGAAGCGTTACGCCATGAGCCGGGAGCTCGGTACCGACGATCCGATGTACCAACTTGGCATGACCATGATCGAGCGTAACCGCCAGGGTGATCTGGACTACAAGTCGGTGAGCAAGCTGTACGAGCTTGAGGACCGTTTCGACAGTGAGTACACGGAGATCATGGACCTCTTTCGTGAGAGCAATGTGGTGTATAAGACTGCGGTGAACTACTATTTCCACAAGCGTGACGAGAACGGTGTCTGGCGCCGTATCGAACCTTCATTCTGCCGTCTGTGATATGGAGAAGACAAAGAACATCGCACCACACGTGATGGCTTGCAAGAACTGCGAGGGTAAGGGGCGTGTTTTCTACACAGACCAGAGCGGAGCCCCTTCCTCCTCCCGTTGTCCTGTCTGCAAGGGCAGTGGCCGGGTAAAGGTACAGAGCAAGGTGATTACCCGTATCGAGCCTTTTATTCCGGGTGAGGACGATACCGAACTGATGACCATGTGATTTTGTTCACACTCTAAACAGAAAAAACGCCGCATCCGTTGTGATTGCGGCGTTTTTCTTTTTCCTGATATGCCAAATGCCTAATTTTGCAGTAAATAACTCTTATTTATGGCCAAAGGACGAGACAAGAACCTGATAGAACTTCGTGATGAAGCCCTGTGCCGCCGTTACTATTATTGGACGGAGGTGCAGCGTCTGCGCTTTGACGACGCCCTGAAAGTGTTGTCCCGGCAGGAATTTTTTATTTCCGAGGAGCGGATCATGTCAATCATCCGTCGCAAGTGCCGTGAGTTGAAGGATCTTGAACTGAAGCCCGTCCCGAAGGTTAAGAAACCCCGCCTGACAGCCGTCCAGCTTTCCCTGTTCACGGGGGAATGAACCTTCCCCTTACTGCATGGCCGACTCGTCATGCAGCGTGAAGGAATAAACCGTCTCGTACACCTTGATGTTTCCCGGCAGGGAATAATCCCGGTTCTTGACCCTGACCAGCGGTGTGCAGTCTTCCGTGCACTGGAACCCCTGCAAGGCCTTGTACAGTTCCTTTGCCTTCATCTGCCGTTCCCTTACTTTGTCATAGGTACCTGAAGTGTAGTGCGTGTCGTCGTAGCAGTCCACGGCCAGCCTTACGGTGACAAGCGACATGCTTTTCTGTACCCCGTATCCGAAGTCTTTCCAGTCCGATTCCGTATTCCCTATGAGTACGCAGGGGAAGGTGACCGGGTAATGTTCCTCTTCCGCTCCGGTTTCGAGCTGTCCGTAATCCTCGTCAATGTATGAGAGCTCCGGCATCTTTTGGGCGATGCGTTCCATGATTGCGATGAATATTTCTTCCATGTGTTTATAAGTTTAAAATGTTTCTGATTTCGTTTTCTGTTTTTTCCGTTATCCTGTCGGACAGTTCCCGGCTTTCTCCGATAAACTGGCGTTGTGGTATTTTTATCCGGAGCTTTTTCTTTTTGGTGAGCGCCAGTCTTTTCCATCTTAATGCCTCCGGGTTCTCCTGTGGTTCATTGTTTGCGGCAGAACCCTTCTTTTTGCCTTTTCTTTTGCCCGTGGCGGCTTTTTTAGCCTTGCCTGAAGCCTGGTAATACTTTGCCCATGCAAAACGCCGCATTTGGGGCGTAACAGTCGGATGAACTTCTCCTCCCCAGTTGTGGACGGGCGCGTATATGAGGTCATTGGCCACTCTTACCCGGTAGTCCGTCGGCATGTACTTGACGGAGCTGAAGAGGTGGGTCCTCCCGGAGAGCAGCGTCCCGTAGTTCCCGGCCGCATCCGTTCTTCCAGATGACAGCCTTTTCGCTTTCGGCCACGGGTGTAATCCTCCGTTTACGAAACCTTCCCGGCGGAAGTTGTCCTGGAAATGGTCTTTTGCCATTCGTCCGGCGATAACCGGCATCTTTCGTTTCATTAGACCATCCAGTTCTTTCCGTTTGGCATTTATCAGCCTTGAATATTCTTTTATGTCCATAAATTATAGAGTTTAAAAAATAATTTTATACTTTTGCAAACAAGGTGTTTTATGTGCCTTTTTGAGTTATGGAAATACCCGAACAAGTGTCAGAATTAGCAAACATCCACGGTTATAACTCCGTTGTTTTATCAGCCAGTTCCCCTGAAGGAAGCATCTATTCCGTTGGCTGTGTTGACGGGGATGGTTTTGAGTTGCCTGTCGGTCTTCCCGCCTTTATTCTGTTCGACGGCCAGTCCTGCCGTCTGGTGGACGGTGAGGAGGGGCTGGCACTTTCTTCCCGTTTATTTGGTGATAAATAGTCCCATGATTTTGGGATTTACCAATTTGTTGTCTATTCTTATCACTCCCACACGGTTGGCTTTCATGCTCTGTATGTAATTGCTTGCATCATCCTTTCCGGTTTGCGGGTCGAAGAACCTTGTCTTTCCTTCAGTCACCTCCGCGCAGAACACGTGTGCGGAGCCGCCTTTCCAGGCACAATATATCTCGTATATTCCGTCCTCTCTGAATTTTTCCCTGAAGTATTCCTTCAGTCGGTTTGCGTTCATTACTTGGTATCCCTTTCTGACCTGCCATTTATAGGTATAGTCATAATCCGGCTTTGTTCCGTCCCGGTTCAGGAAACGTTCTTCCCATGTGATACCTTGTTTTGCCATTTCATTGTATGCGCTTTGTCTGATGTTGGGTTTTGCCTCGGTGTCAAACCCTAACCTTCTGAGCATGTGTGTCACGGTGCAGGTCTGGCAATTCACGCGGTATCCTTCCTCTTTTCCGAATTTCGGATTTTCCTTTCCCTTGTTTGCCTGTTCGTATGTCATAGGCTTGCCTTTGGTAACGCCGAGTGCCTTTTCTATCTTGAGATTGTTGCGGGCGATGTCGGTTTTTTCCTCCAGCGTCAGGTTGTCTGGCATTTCGGCTATCATCTCGTTGATGCGCTTGGTCAATGCGTCCACGGCTTTTCTTGCTCCCGGATGCGCTTCAGTAACGTAGGGGTGTTTGTCTGAAAACAGTTTGCCGTCTTTTCCCGGATTGTTTTCCAGACCGTCATGTGCCTTGTTCTGCCCGTTTTCGTCCGGTACTGCTGTCGGCGCTTCATCCGTTGATGAGAGCGTACACTTGCAGTTCCACCGGTCCCCCGGCCTGTGCTCGTTCCAGAACGGATCATCGACGGGGCGTATGGTTCCCCAGAATATTCTGTGGTCCGCTCCCGGGTGTACGGATGTGGACGGCATCCATTTGAGGTTCGGCAGGATATCCTTCTCCCGCTCGAACTGTCTCCAGTCGGCCGCCTGATGCGCCCGTATGACTGCCGTGTCGTATTCTGTACGCATCCAGTCTGCCATTTGGTGGTCCGCTATGGGCATGACGAGTTTCAGCCACTGTTCAAACGGCCTTAATTTGCCGTTTTCGTCCAGCAGTAGCGCTGCCATGTCGTTTTGTGCCCGGTGTACCTTGAAAGCCGCGAACACGGCGTTGTTCATTCGGATTTCCCGGTAGAAGTCATAATCCGGATCATCGGGCTTCCGTGTCCCGAACCCCTTGTCCGCCGCTTCGTTTATTGTTTTCCATGTGGCATCGAACAGGTTCCCCTCAATTTCCGTCAGGGGGTGGAAGTCTTTGCTGTAGATGTTCTTCAGGGCTTTCTTCAGTACCTCTTCATCGAACGAGAATAAAGTTTCCACCTGTTTGTCCTCCATTCTGTAGAGGTCGTTCATCACCATTCTAAAGCTGCCCCGTCTCTCCCCGGGGCTTTCCCGAAAAAACGTTTCAGCCAGTTGTACGCGTTTTTAAGGGCGTTTTTCTTTTCTTTGGGTGTTCCTTTACCGTGCTTTTCCAGTTCCGGTTCTTCTTTCGGAACCGGTTCATCCTCTTCCGTCTTTTCAGTCTCTCGGGCCTTCGCTGCCTCGATTTCCGCCGCTTTCTCCTCCTGGCGTTTTTTTAGTTCGTTGTAGTTTGCCGGTTTCTCGATCCCGAATTCCTCGTAGAGGTAGTCGTCCCCCACCGGCAGGTTGAAGTTCGTGCGCAGTTGTGTGAGGATGGACATCTTTTTCTCCGGTTCGATAAGCTTCTTTTCCGGATAGCAGAACTCCCCGCCTGTGGTGTCTATTCCGAGCATTGCGAATATGTCGGCCATGTCATAGTTGAGCACGTCGAGGATGTCCTGCCTGTCGGAGAGCGTCACTTTCTCCTCCACGTCCTTGTGTACTGTTCCCAATGCCTGTGTGCCCTTGTCGGATGCTTCGGTGGTGAGCGTGTTTCCGAGGAACAGCTTTGAGATTTCGTTGTTGCAGCGCTCGCAGAGCTTGTCGTAGAGGTCCGCGCTCCCTGTCTTGTTCGCGGCTTCCACGAGCTTGAGCGCCGTATCCTCCGCGTGCACGAAAACCGACAGGCTTCCGGTGCTGTCCGCGTCGTTCAGCGCCTTCTGCCGCGCCTCGTCATCATCCGTGGGATACGTGTACTCCCTGATGGGCGCTCCGAACACTTCCGCGAACTGTGCCCAGTCCGCCACGTCGTTACGTTTGTATATCACCCAGATGGCTGCTTTCACCAGCAGCCCGGGATCGTCGGGTGAACCGATGAACAACAGGTCCGGGTACTCGTCCCAGGACGTCCCGGTGGTGTCCGTCTGGTGTCGCAGTATGAGCCTGCGCACGGGATCGACGTGTTTGCGCGGTATCAGGTCGTAGTTCACCCATTCCCCCTTGCGGTAGAACTGCACGAGTGAGAACCCCCAGAATTTGGCGTCCAGGATGTCCCCTATGAACTTCCGGAACCATGGGGACCTGATCTGCTTGTTCACCTTCTCGTCCGGCTTCCCGTTCCTGCGGAATTCTATGGAAGATGCCAGTGCGGCATTCTTCCGTTTCTCTATGACACTTGTCAGGTGCGTATCCATGAGTATGTCGCTGAACAGGTCGTACAGCCTGAAGCGTCTGGAGTAGTCCACATTCTCGAAAGCTCTTACCGCGAGCATGTAGTCCGCTATGTCTATACCGAACCTTCTGGGCTGTGTCAGTATGATGGTTGCGGGTCCTTTCTGCCCGGGCCTCGGCAGGTTCCCGCTTTGGGTTATCTTTCCGGCCCCTTTCTTTCTTTTGCTCATATTACCAATGGTTTACACGTTTACGGTTGCTTTTGATAAGGAAATTTGATTTTGCCGCCCTCGTCTCTTCGGACAGCAGGGGCAGGCCGTCCACCGATATCTCCTCGGCCGCCACGGCTTTCAGCCATTCGACCGCCCTTTCGTGGCGTTCCTTCCGCAGCGGTGACAGGTTCCTCGGGTTATGTATGCAGAAGATGTGGTACACGGCTATGTCGATGGCCATCATCAGGACAAGCTGGTTGCGTTTGTCACCGGTTGCCGTGAATATTTTGTCACAGTCGTAACGTCTGGAAAGGTAGCAGCGCATCTCGGCGACGGCGCGGTCCTCGCATATCTCCACGACGGCGTCGTCCTCTCTTGTCAGTGCGTCCAGAATCTCGCGGTGTATACTCGCGTCGTAGTCTGAAAGTTCTATAAATTTGCTCATAATGATAGGTATTGAAGTTTACACTCTGTACTTGTTTTGCGACCGCGTGCTTTTCCTTGTGACAATGACGGGCTTTTCCGACTGTCTGGCCTTGCGGTCTATAATTCTGTTCCCTCCCTCCACGCAGTCGGGTCCGTCTGCCGGATAGGTCAGTTGCAGGTTGAACAGCTTGAACTGTTCCGCCATCCGTTTCATGTGCGGGTTGTCCTTTTCAGCCTCGTTGAGTATCAGGTTCCCCTCCCGGTTGAGCGGTTCCAGGTTCGCCTCGATACGTGTGGCCTTGTCGGTTTTCTTCTCCTCGTCTCCGGTGATGTACAGTGATATTTTCCTTTCCCTGCGTATCCGCCGCACGATGGGCTGGAATACCTGCTGGAAAAAAGGATCCTGTAACTTGTTGTTCTCCATGTAACAGTACACGGTTGTTTTCCCGCCCACGAACTCCAGCAGCTTGATGTACCACTCTACAAATTCCGCGTTCAGCCCCCTGTCCAGGAACGTTTTTATCAGATAAAGCTTTCCCGCGAGTTTCCCGAGCAGGCATACCGTTTTGGTGGAACTTTTTTTCGTCTTGTTCTCTCCCGGTGCGGGGTCCCCGTATATCACCAGGAACTTGAACCTGGAAAGTGCCGGCACTTTCCCATAGGTGATCTCCGCGAACACGCCGCCGTCCACTACCGGGTTGTTGAAGAACTCTTTCTGTGCCGCCGCCGCGCTCACCAGTGAAAGGAAGAGGTCTATATCCTCCTCGGAGTTCTTTTCGGGCCATACGGACAGCCCGTCCTTTCCCCGGATGTTGATGATATCCACGTGCCCGATTCCTTTCGCCTTCAGTTCGGTGGCCTTTTCGATGGCCCTTTTGATGCAGCAGTCCGGCGCGATGATGTTCCCGTTGAACAGGATGCGGTAGTTTCCCGATACGGACATGGTCGGTATCAGTGCCTCCTCGAGCCATTTCCATTTGGTTTTGATTCGTTCCGGATTCCGGCACTCCTCGTCGGTGTCTATATCGTCCACCAGGATGAAGTCCGGGCGGAAGTTCTTGTTACGCGTACCGCGCGGTGACTGCCCGGCTCCGATGGCGCGGAAGGAGCACCCGCACATGCAGGTGAATTCCCCGGTTTCCCACGCTCCCGGTTTTTTCTGCTGTCCGTAGTCCTGTATGATCCGCTGGTTCTCTTCGAAGTTCGCCATGAACGGCAGCAGTAGCCTTTCCGCATTGTCTGCCGAGTTGGAGATCAGCAGCACGTTGCGTATTTTTTTTGTCAGTGCCAGTTTGGAGATCTCCATCATGGAGCGTGCGGATTTCGCCAGCTCGCGTGACCAGGCCCTTACCTCGTACCAGCGGCTGTTCCTCATCATCCGCCCGGTGGCTTTCTTGTGGAAGGCGGCGGACTCGCATGTGCAATACATGGCGAAGTAGTATTTGAACCACTCCTCATCGTTCTTCTCCAGCCTTTCCCGCCTCTGTCTGATTTCCGTTTCCGTGTCCGTGGGGTTGATGTCCGAATGTTCTCGCACGGATGCCACCAGCTCGTTCCAGTTGTCCAGCGCGAGCCTGTCCTGTGTTGTGAGTCTTTTTTTTGCCATGTCAGGATAATTTTGATTTGACAAACGCGTCCAGAAGCGGGGTGATCTCCTTCGCCTGCGTGGAATCGTAGGTCCGCACCCATTTGAGCAGGTCGGAGAATACAGAGATGATGTCCGCCAGCCCCACTTCTGTTTCCAGTTTCTTGATGGCGTTCGACAGCTTGGAAATGGTGTCCGCTTCCGCGGCGTTCGGGAACCGTTCCCCTTCCGGTTTTCCCATGATGGCGTTGTTGAGTTCTGCCAGCTGCCGGTACAGGTTCTTCAGCTGCTCCTCCCGTGTGATGGTTATGGAAGCCTTCAGCTGCTCCCAGTTTCCTTTGCCTATCCAGTTGTTCACCGTCACCCGTGAGACCCCCACACGCTCGGCTATTTCCGCCTGCGTGAGCGTCTCTCGGGTATAGAGCGTTTTCGCCCATGCCTTTTTCTGTTCGTTTGTAAGTTCGGCCATATTACCTCCTTTTTTACGTGCAAAATTGATAAGGAAAAGGAGCGAAAAAAAATACGCTCCGCATGATGACATTTTAAAGCGTCATGGCAATCCTTTAAAATCTCCATGATGAAAACGCGGTTTGAAAAAGGCTTTTAATCCCCCTAATTTCGCACCGTAAACTTTGCAGGGAAGGACCTGCCAAAACGATAGTGACATGAGTAGATTTTTCAATATGATACCCGGGACCGATGCCTGCTGCATCCTTCTTTATGGTGACATCGGCGAGTATGGCGATGGTGTGCGCAGCGGTGATATCGCCCGTGAGCTTCTGGAAGCGGAAGCCCTGACCGGGAAGGTGGACGTGCGCATCAACAGCAACGGCGGTGAGGTTTATTCGGGCATCGCCATTTTCAATGCCTTGAAGAACAGCAAGGCCGACATTACCATTTACGTGGACGGAATCGCCGCCAGCATGGCCTCCGTCATCGCCCTTTGCGGCAAGCCCGTGCAGATGAGCCGTTACGCCCGTCTGATGCTTCACAGTGTTCAGGGCGGCTGTTACGGCAACAAGGATGAGATGAAGAACTGCATCCGTGAGATCGAGGCGCTTGAGGATACCCTTTGCGAGATGTATGCCACCCGTATGGGTAAGGCCAAGGATGAAATCCGCGCGATGTATTTTGACGGCAGGGATCACTGGCTTCGTGCCGATGAAGCGCTGGCGCTTGGGCTTATTGACGGTATTTATGACGCTGACCCGGTGCCTGAGGACAGTACTCCCGAACAGGTATTCCAAATATTCAATAACCGGCTGCAACAGCCACAAAACGAGAATGACATGAATTTAGACGAACTCAAGAAACGTCCTCGCTTCACGAATTGTGCGACGGACGATGATTTCCTCCGTGAAATCGGGCTTCTGGAGACGGAAGCCGGCAAAGTGCCCTCCCTGAATGCGGAAGTCGACCGCCTTAAGGGTGAGCTGAAGGTGTTCCAGGACAAAGCGGAGGCGGATGATGCCGCCGCGCGCAAGCAGCTGCTGGACGCCGCCGAGAAGGACGGGCGTATTGATGCCGCCACCCGCCCGATTTATGAGAACCTGCTGGCGAAGGACCGTGAAAACAGTGAAAAGGCCCTGGAGAAGCTCTCTCCCAAACGCAGGGTCATGACTGATGTGCGCACGGAACCGGACAATGAGGGCCCGTGGAACAAGCGCATGCGTGAAATTCAGGAAAAGTTGAACCGTAAATAATAGAACCGGACTATGGCAATAGTAGTAAGAAACACCAATTACAACGGCGAGGTGCTGGAAAAGATCCTGACCCTTGCCACCACCGGAAATGACCTTGTCGAAAAAGGACTGATCATGGTTATTCCCGGAGTGGAGAAGAAAATCAGTCTGCCGCGTATCAAGACCGGCAGGATGTTGCAGAAACGTAAGGAGAACCCTACACTGGAGGACTCGAAAGGTAATTTCAACTATTCGGAGAAATCCCTTGACCCCGAGGACTTCATGGCGTTCACCACCTTCAACCCGCGCGCGTTCGAACATATCTGGCGCAAGTGGCAACCGAAGGGCAACCTCGTGTTCTCCGAGCTTCCGCCTGAAGCGCAGAACACTCTGCTTGACGAACTCAGCAAAAGTGTGAAGTTCGAGCTCGGATGGCATTATATCAACGGTGAGTTCGGCGATGATGACGACCACCTTTTTGACGGCATCCTGACACAGGCAGCCAGGGATACGGAGGTTGTTGTCGTGTCCGCACCTTCCGACACGTCCAGTATGCTTGCCAAACTGAAGGCGGTACGTGCAGCTGTCCCCAAAGCGTTGCGTGAGAATCCGAACCTGCGTATCCTGATGAGTATCGATGACTTCGACAAGTATGACAACGAACTGACCGAACGCGAATACAAGAATGCGAGCGAGACCGACCTGAACAAGAAGCGTTACAAAGGCATCACCATCGAGACGCTGAACTCCTGGCCCGATGACCTGATTGTGGCCACCATCTGTTCCCCGTCGGCTGACGGCAACCTGTTCGCCGGTGTGAACCTCCAGGATGACGAGGAGGTAATTCAGATCGACAAGTGGATGAACTCCAGCGAACTTTATTTTTTCAAGCTTCTGATGAAGGCGGATACGAATATCGCATTCGGCGAGGAGTTCGTGGTTCTGGATACCCGCAAGTCCCCGGTATTCAAGCCTGCGGAGAAGACATTGTCCGCCGATCCGACGGAGGTGACTATCAAGCCGGAAGGCGGAAGCCAGGATATTGCCGTGACCGCATCCGGCGAGTACAGCGTGAGCGCATCCCCTGCGGGCTTTACTGTGTCCCCGACGGATAACGGTATCCGTATCTCCGCCGCAGCCAATACGACGGGCAAGGACAAGAGCGGGGCTGTCACCCTGACGCTGGACTCCGACAAGGCCAAGACCGTGAAGATAACCGTCAGTCAGGCAAAACAGGAGGCGTAGGCATGGGAAAGTTGAAGTATCTGGTAATTCACTGCACGGCCACTCCGGAGGGGCGTGAGGTGTCTTCGGCGGACATCCGTAAATGGCATACTTCTCCGGTGTGTCAGGGAGGAAGAGGATGGAAGCAGGTGGGCTATACCGACCTGTTTCACCTGAACGGGGGCGTGGAGCGTCTTGTGGACAACAACGAGGATGCGCAGGTAGACCCTTGGGAAGTGACCAACGGAGCCACAGGTTACAACAGTGTGAGCCGTCATATAGTATATGCCGGGGGAGTGGCCGGAGACGGAAAGACTCCGAAAGACACTCGCACGGCTTGTCAGAAGAAGGCGTTGGATAAGTATGTGAAGGACTTCCACCGTAGATTCCCGGATGTTCGCATTGTGGGTCATAACGAACTGGCGGCTAAAGCCTGCCCCAGTTTCGATGTTCAGAAATGGCTTGAATCAATAGGTATAAACCAATAAACCAAAAGACAGATGAAACGACTTTTATTCTTTTTTGCATTGATGCTCGGATTCGTATCCGTGGCTTTCGCTCAGGACAGATTGACTCCGGAAACGGATTATGACGCGATAATCGCGACCTTTGCCGGCTTTGCCGGCGGTATTGTCCTTCTGGTGGAAGGTATCAAGAAACTTTTTCCCAAGATGTCAGGTATCTGGACGCAGCTTGTGAGCTGGCTTACCGGTATTGTTGCCGTGATGCTCCTGTGGTGGCTTGACGCGGGTTTTGTGGCGGATGTGGAATGGTATATCGCACTTCTGTACGGCCTCGGGTCCTCCCTTGTGGCGAACGGCATTGCCGATACGGGTTTCGTACAGTGGATTATCGGCCTGTTTGCCAAAAAGGCAGGAGGTAAATAGGCATTTTTTTCAGGGAGGATTTGTGCATGGACTTGAGTGAGATACTTAACCTTGTTCTGGGCGGCGGTCTTGCTACCGCCCTGACTGCCCTGATAACGATCAGGCCTACTGTCAGGAAAGCGAACGCCGCCGCCGAGACGGTACGTATCGACAACGTGGACAAGGCCACGCATATCCTGATAGAAAATATTGTAGAACCGTTAAAAAAAGAACTGAATGCGACAAGAAGGGAAATGGCACGTCTTCGCAAGGCAATTGACGGTGCCAATGATTGCGAGTACCGTTCTGACTGTCCTGTGCTTTATGAGCTGCGGGACATCCAGAACCCTGGATCGGACGAGCCGGTCGACCCGGTCCGTCCAAAACGCGGACAGTCAAAGAAACGCATCCGCGGGGCTGTTGATGGCGGGCATTCCGGAATCAGTGATGAAGCTGAAAATACCGGTTGTTGACCTTCTTTCACTTCCCCCGAATGCCTCTTTCCATGGCAAGGAAGGGCGTGCCGGAGCCGGTGTGGCGCTACGCGGCGACACCCTTGTCGTGACGGCCACCTGTGACAGCTTGCAACGGCTGGTGTTGTGGTATGAGTCGGAACTGACACGTATCCGCAGCGAGACCAGGAGCGAAATTTCAAATGACGTTCAAACGGAGGAAAAACGCCCTCCGAACCCGGTGCGGGTGTTTATTCTGGGAATGGTTGCCGGCCTGCTTGTCGGTATGTTATTAACAATGAAACTGAAAAAACGATGAACAAGAATTTTATGTACGGCCTCGGTGCCGTGAAATACAAGGACTTTGTGGTAGGCTACATCGAACCCGGTTCGTTTGATATGGGCGGGGTTAAACCTGAATCGACCAAGATAAACGCGGAGCAGGTGCCGGGAACCCCGGTGCTGATTATCCCCCAGTCGAACGGCAGCATCGCCCCCACGTTCAATGTCATCCAGCTGAACTACGAGAATCTTCATAAACTGCTTGGGGGCTCCCTTCATTACAAGAAGGAGGATACGGAAAAGAAAACTCCTGTGGGCTGGACTGCTCCTACATCGGCCGTGCTGATGGACGGTCCGTGGGAACTCTCCCTGGTGTCCGGACAGAGCGTACTGATACCGAACGGCACGCTTCTTTCCAACCTTGCCGGCAAGCTGACACTTACTGAAACTGCGAAAATCGAGTGTACTCTGGAAGTGGCTATGCCCGAGGACGGTTCCCAGCCTTATGGGGTGTTCGATACGGAAGCCGTTCCCGATGAGTGGAAACAATATAAGCTGCCGACGGTTCAGGTTGCGGCACAGGCGGCCCGTGCCAATACTGAAAAGGAGTAGCGTATGGAAGTTGAGGTGGTAAGGCTGATCCAGAAGGAGTGTGCGGATGCCCTGCTCGATGCGGGTATATCCGTTCCCCTGAAAGAGTGGCGGCTGCCGTGGGCAAAGAAACCGGTCCGATTCCGGGTCACAATGAAACGTCCCCGGATGCGCGGGCTGCTTCTGATGACCCGCGAGTACCTGAAGATGGGTGTGGAAGTTTCGGATCCGGAACGGCTGGACCGGGAAGCGGGAGCTGCCTTTGTCGTGGAACACACGGAATCGGTAAGCCGCCTGCTGGCCTATACGGTGTGCCGGGGCTATCTGTCCCGGCATTTCCTTATCGGTCCAACGGCATGGTGTCTCCGTAACTTCGTGGAATGGCGCTACCTGATGGCCGCTTCCCGGACATTCGAGCACCTGCTGGGGACAGAGGATTTTATGCGTATTATCAGATCAGTGGAGCGGGCGAATCCGACGAAGCTGAGACTGAGCCGTGCAAGGAAGGGGAGTTAAAGACCCGTTTTGAGGGTTCCCATAGCCCCTTCGGCTTCGTGTGGCAGATAGCGACCGCGACCGGTTGGAGTGTGGACTACATCCTGGACGGTGTGAATTACCAGACGTTGATTATGATGCTTTCTGACGCACCCCGCTACAAGCGCAAGAAGTCGGGTACCTCGGGCGGTACCGGCACTTCCGGTGCGGGAAGGAGCGTGGAAGAGGAAGCGGGTGATATAGTAGGATTTTTTCAAAGCCGATTGAAATGAGCAAACCTGTAGAGATTGAATTTTTGATGAAGGACAACCTTACCCCCGGCATGGACAAGGCCGGACGTGAGGCGCTGGAACTTCGTAATACCGTGAGTCTGCTGGAGGCGGAGCTGGAAAGGCTGCGCCTTGCCGGTGAGACGGCTTCCCCCAATCTGGACCAGAGTGCCAATATCGCGCAGATCCATGCGTTGGAGAAGCAGCTTGAGGAATTGCGCGGCAAGTTGAAGCAGTTGCAGGAGGAGTCTGAATCCGTACAGGTTACGCCTCCGGATATTCCCAATGCACAGCGGCAGTTCAACGGGCTTCACAACAGTATCCAGCAGATGGCGCGTGAAATGCCATCGTTGGCCATGGGACCGCAGATGTTCTTCCTGGCCATATCCAACAACCTACCGATTTTTACGGACGAACTTGCCCGTGCCCGGAAAGAATACGACGAGTTGCAAAAGTCAGGCAAGAAAGGCACGCCGGTATGGAAACAGGTACTCTCCTCCCTCTTTTCCTGGCAGACGGCTCTCACCACCGGCATCATGCTGCTTGTGATGTACGGTGACGAAATCTGGGAATGGACGAAGGATTTGTTCAGTGCCAAAAAGGGGGTGGACGAATTCAACATCTCGCTGAAGGAAATGACCGAGATAGAAAAGAGCGGCCGTGCCCAGATGGTGCGTACCCGTTTCGAGCTCAAATCAGTTATCGATGAAATAAAGAACTTCACCGGCAGCAAGGAACAGGAAAAGGCTAAGGTGGAGGAACTGAACCGCAAGTATGGGGAATCTTTCGGGTATTATAAAACACTTTCCGAGTGGTATGATACCCTTATCCAAAAGAGCGAGGACTATGTACAGGTATTGCTTCATCAGGCCAATGTACAGAGTCTGGTAAACAAAGCCGCAGAAGCGGATGAGGAGGTGAATAAAACCAAAGCCCAGAATCCGGACGAAGTGGAAGGTGCACATGGCGGATTTTTCCGCTTTATGGCCAAAATGGGAGCCCATCGTGTCGGGCTTACCCCACAAGAAATGGATGAGGAAGTGGACAAGGAGAATGAGGCTAACAAAAATGCGAAAATCAAGGAGGCAGAGGCGAAGCGTGAAGCTTATTTGGCAAAAGCCAGGGAAGAGGCAAAAAAAGCGGCAGAAGCAGCCAAAAAAGGAAATATCGGCGGGCATATCGACCCTAAACAACCGGGAACAGACCAAAAATCAGAAGCCAAGCAACGGCTTGCCACAGAGCGCAGGCTGGCGCAGGATCTTGCCGCCCTACAGGCTGAAAACCGGAAGGAAGAGATAGACCGCATGCAAGCCGGTACCGAAAAGAAACTGGCGCAAATCGAATATGACTATAACGCCCGGAAAGAAGAGATAAACCGGCAGGAAGCCGACTGGAAGCGTGAGAACAAGGAAGCCGGCCTTTCCACCGGAGATAACGGCCTTACCCGGGAGCAACAGGATGAACTTGAAAAAGCCCGTGCCTCCAATACTAAATCCCGGAAAAAAGCGGAGGCGGACGTGTACAGGGAAGAGGCGGAAGCCATGCGTGACTATCTGAAGGAATACGGGACCTTCCAACAGCAGAAACTGGCCATTGCTGAAGAATATGCCGAGAAAATCCGCAAGGCACAGTCCCAGGGCGAAAGGCTGACTTTG